TATGGGTCTTTTTCAAATGATCGTCCTGTAAAATAATTTAAATTACCACTTTCATCATATGATGGGATAATAACCATTTTAGCATATCTACCTGTTTCACAATATCCTATATTATATTTTTCAATATCATCAATAGTAATACCTCTTTTCTTAAGATATGAAAATGCATGTCTAGCTAATATATCTTTGCTTCCTATAATGGGTTTATATTCCTGAGGTAATTTTAATTGTACTGCTGATTTTTCCCTTTTAACCTCAACTTCGGATCCAATTAATTTTTTTAGTTCTGCAAATTTTTCTGCAGAAGCAGAAATTTTCTTAAACAAAGAAGAAATACGACTTCCCTTCTTATTACAAACCCAACAATGCCAAGGATTATATCCTTTTTTATTTTGGGAAAAATTGACTTCCAATTTAGGTTTGTGGTGATTACAATAAGGGCAATGATATGCTTTGTTACCTCTTGCTGTTCTCTTACCACCTCCTAATACAGAATCTACTAAATTTACAAGTAGTTCATTTATCATAACGCGGAATATACGAAAGAATGTTTACATATCAAAGTCTCTAGTGTAGAACTTACCTAAAATGTTATCATTAAAGAATTCATCTGGTTTTTCTAATACTTGATATATCATTTGATATTTTACTTCGTAGTAAGTTAATAACTTTTTTGACGGAGCACAAATTACTATACGACGTTCAAAATTTTCTAGTGGTTCGTTATCCATAAACTCTCTTAGATGTTTATTTGAACCCCAATATGTCTGCCAATCAGATTCTTTTACTGCAAGTTTATAAGCAGGTCTTCTACCTACTACACCTTCATATTCAGCTAATTCTCTTTTGGTTAATTTTACTTTACGGGTGAATTGTAGTATTTTTTTACCTATATATTCTTTACCTGTAGGTTTATGTATTATTCTATAGACAAATCCGTGTGTGTTATCCGGGAAATCGGAGATTTTCTCGATTTCCTTATTTTCATAAATCCAATTCATAATTGATTATTTAAGTATCTAAATTGACTATTATAGTAGTGTCGACTTCTTGAGAGATAGGAATTGGGTTTGATAATTTTCCTACCATTAGTAATTCGTTGCTTTCGTTATATAATCCCACTGTAGTAACATATGGGGTAAAAAATGAACCAGTTACAAAATCATAATATACATCATTATTACTTCCTGATAATAATGTTGGGTTTAATGAAAACTGAAATTCATTTTCATTGATAGTACATTTATATTGATTTTCGTATATTCTAAGTGATGATTGGAAACTAATAGTTAAATCATCTAAATTAGTTAAACTAGCTATATTTCTACCTAATGCAGCCAATGAACCTGTTGTGAAAACTACAATACCATGAGAATAAAATATTTGTCCTACAACATCCCCAACTTCTCCATATGTAAAAGATCCTGATATTGAATTTAATATTATATTTCCTCCACCATCATCTGTAACATTATATTTTAAATTATTGGCTGATGATGTATATTCAAGTTCAAATGTGTATGGAACTATATTTTCACCAAAAAGTTTTGCAGGAATTGATACTACTGTTATTCTATTAGTACCTGTAGGTAAAGACCTTGATTGTGTTAGTGATGATTGTAAATAATTTTCAAAGTTAGGAGTATTTCTAGGACCTATAAACCTATCATCTGATCTATTTACTCCTGGGATTATGCTTTGGGTAGGAGCTAAATCTCCTCTACTTGAGGATAAATAGTTTGTGTAATATAATTGCTTTACACTACTATATACAAGATCTGGATATTGCTTACTAACAAACCCTGTTTCTAATCCTGGTGTGAATAAATTGGTCTGATTTTCTTGACCCATATAAACTTCAATCCCAACATTAGATGCTGTCATAGCTGTGCCAGTAAAAGAAAATTCTTTGCTGACATCAAATGGAGTTATAGTAACATCCTTTGTTGTTAATTGTTTGAATGCACTCATTCATTAGAAGTCTAACTTAACTCTTACGAGAAGCTCTTTTGTAAAATCTTTAAGCAATGGTCTTGATAATTTAGCAACAGCTAATAATTCATTATTATCATTATATAAACCTACAGTTGTAATAAATGTTTGTGGATTATCAATAAATGAATT